ATACCAAGATGGTCGCCTCAACTCTTCCGAGTGGGGGTGGGCGGGCCGCTATCGCAGCCCGATATTCCCATCATACCCGCTTTGCGAAGCGTAGGCATCGAGACCTAGTTGTAGGTTTAAACAGAAGCATGTCGCACGACACGCCGAAAAAGGAATTCACTGACTGACCACTACGGGCATTCCACTGATATTCCTGAGGGATCCGGACAATTGATCCCAACTAATAGAACTCGTCTCCCAGCTGGTAGCCTTGCGCAGCACTATCAGGCGAAGCCAAGATTGACTTGTGGGAGGGAGAGGGGAGAGAGAGATGCAGGAGGACCAAAGTAGGTCCTAAAGTTTCGAGCGCCTCGTACGAACCGAGACCGAACAAGTTCCATGGTAACATGGAGACAAGGATGGTCGTCGATCCATAGGGATCTGCGAGCGTTTTCGGTAACAAACACTCGATCACCAAAGGCCTTGAAGTGGTCATAGACTGGCCGAGGCCAGACAAAAGACCACTTTCTCGGTCCTCTTGCTAGTTGGCGGAAGGAAGGAGGTTGATAGGAAGGTGTCTGAGAAGAGCGCTCGCGATAGGAAGAGTAGTCGATGGATACCCTTTCGGGTTTAACGGGAACCCCCGTCCATCTCGAGACTACGTCACTAGCGACGTCTTTGGCCATAGCATCGAAGATAGGATAAAGGAAAGCCTTTGGAGGCGGACCTACAACCATTTCGACACTACGGTTTACACCTTTCTTAATGGTGAGTGCCGGCCCGTCGGTAAGGGCGCGACGAAACCAAGACTTCTTGGAAAGGATTTGGTACTCTCTTTTAGACAGAGTCGACAAGTCGATCTGCCTAGCGGCGATCTCGAACCGCATCAGACAATTCACGACGAAGGCCTTAACCTCCCCGCGAAAAGTCGAAATGCCATCGAGCACCTCTGTCAAGAGACATCCAGGCTCCTTCCTGCAAGGTCTAAAGAAGGAAAGAACGGGTTTTGGAGCGAGTTGTCCCCGACGGATAAAGAAACTCTGGGAGTTCAAATCCGCCGAGATGTTGGAGTAGCCGGTCTTCTCTACATTGACACAAAGCCCGAAAGTTCCCGTGACCTCTTTCCAAAGGTCAAAGAACTTCCGATCACCTGCAAAGACGCAGTCATCGCCGTTGAAAC